CTACTCAGCAACTCGGATACTTCTGGAGACCCGAAGAGGTGTCTCTCCAGAAGGATCGTGGAGACTATCAAACTCTGCGACCAGAACAGAAACACATTTATACTTCTAACTTGAAGTATCAGATTATGCTTGATTCTGTTCAGGGTCGTGGTCCTGGTATGGCATTTATTCCTTATTGTTCTTTACCAGAACTTGAGGCATGTATGGAAGTGTGGGGATTTATGGAGATGATCCATAGTCGTTCCTACACATACATTATCAAGAATGTTTATTCGGACCCATCTGAGGTTTTTGATACTATTATTAATGATAATCGCATTCTTGATAGAGCTAAGAGTGTGACGGAATCGTATGATGACTTTATTCAATCAGCACAACAATATGGTGTATCCGATGCCTGGTTACACAACCTTGAAGGAGTTTCATACGCAAAAGAAACAATCAACGATGTTAAAAGAAAACTCTATAGAGCAGTCGCAAACGTTAACATTCTTGAAGGTATTCGCTTCTACGTTAGTTTTGCATGTTCTTTCGCATTCGGTGAACTTAAGCTCATGGAAGGATCCGCTAAGATCATCTCTCTTATCGCAAGAGACGAAAACCAACATCTAGCAATCACTCAAAATATTTTAAACAAGTGGAGGGATGGTGATGATCCCCAAATGAAACAGATTGCAAAAGAGGAAGAAGAATGGGTTTACGCAATGTTTGATCGTGCAGTAAATGAAGAAAAACGTTGGGCAGATTATCTGTTCAAAGATGGCAGCATGATTGGACTTAACGATAAACTTCTTCAGCAATATGTTGAGTGGATCGCAAATAGAAGACTTAAAGCAATTGGGTTAAAACCCCAATACGACATCTCAGCAAACAATAACCCACTTCCTTGGACTCAGCACTGGATTTCTTCTAAAGGTCTTCAGGTTGCTCCCCAGGAAACAGAGGTTGAATCATACGTAGTCGGTGGTATTAAACAAGATGTTACCAAAAATACTTTCTCAGGATTCAAATTATGATGAATGGTGCGAACAGGAAATTCTGAACGCATATAAAGAAGCAGCTGAATGTGATGAATTTATGTTTGGTGATTATGACTATTGTAAAGAGTGGTTAGGTATTTCTACTACTTAAGTATTATAGATAGGGGAGAGCAATCTCCCCCTTTTTTATTGTGTCAAAAAATCAACTTACTAAAGACGAATTCAGAGTTCATGTTTTAAAATTAAAAGCACAGTTAGAGGATGATCCTACCTGGCATTCTAACCCTAAGGACCTTGCTCATAAATATCTGAACAAGGTGCTTGATATAATTGATGAGTATAGGTATTGACTATGATAATCCTTGGATCTATAATGAGGTTCCTTTTACCAGTGCTGATATTGGGGACTACTTTGGTTTTGTTTATCTCATTACCAATAAGTCCAACAACAGAAAATATGTCGGAAGGAAATACTTCTTCTCTTTTAGAACGCCTAAGGGTAAAAAAAGAAAAGTAAAATCAGAATCAGATTGGAAAAAATACTATGGGTCTTGTCCGGAACTTAAAGAAGACATTATCAAATTTGGTAGAGAAAATTTTAGTCGAACTATCTTATCATTACATAAAACAAAGGGCAAAACAAACTTTGAGGAGACCAGACAATTGTTCGTCAACGGAGTTTTGACTGAAGCATTAGAGGATGGAACACCTGCTTTTTATAACTCAAATATACTTTCAAGATATTTTAGAAAAGATTACTTTGATAAATAATTAAGTATAATTCTAACATCTTAATTGCTATGATACACAAACATCATATTGTTCCAAGACATATGGGTGGGGATGATAGTGAAGAAAATATTATAGAGTTGCCTTATTGGGCACATATAGAAGTTCATAAAAGATTGTGGGAAGTATATGGAAGGTTGGAAGATAAACTTGCATATTGTATGCTTGCGGGGAAAACAGAAGAGGCAGAAAAAATAAGAATAGAACTTGCCAAAACAAAATATCAAAAATGGTTAAAAGAAAAACCAGAAGAAGTTGAAAGATGGAAGAAAAATATTAGCAAATCCAAAAAAGGAGTAAAATATCTTCCTGATGAACACTACAAAAAACTTGGTAATGATTTGAAAGGTATTCCAAGAACTAAAGAAGTTAGAGATAAAATTAGTAAAGCAAAGAAAGGGAAATCAGTTCTTCAACCAAACCAAATGAAAACTTACGAAGTTATTAAACCTAATGGTGAAGTTTTGATTGTTAAAGGATTAAATGAGTTTTGTAAGAGTGAAGGAATTGATGCTTCAAATATGTGTAATGTAGCAAAGGGAAAATTTAAACATCACAAAGGTTATAAGTGCAAATTAATAAATACCTAAAAAGTATCAGTAGAAATGAAAACTTTTAGAGAATTTATTACAGAAGCAAAAAGAATAAAATTTTATACACTTCATCACGGAACTTCTCCTGAAGCAAAAAAATCAATTCAACAATCTGGATTTAGAAATTCTGGTTCTGCTGGTGCTTATGGTCCTGGAGTATATACTTCTACTAATAGAAGAGTAGCAAATGTACATGGAAGTAGTACAATAACTATGAGAGTTCCTGCGAAGAAAGTAAAAACAATGGATATTAAACCCAAATCTCAATCGGGAACTAATGCATTAGATAAAGGCGAAACTGCAGTTAGAATACCAAATGCAGGAACAAGAACAAGTGCATATAGAAATTTAAAAGGAAAAAAACCTTTTGTTGTAGTTGACAAAGATGTGGCAAATAAAAATGTTGTAAAAAATCCTTCACCCACATTTAAATCGGGTAAAGAAAAAAGAACAAAAACACAACCAAAGAAAAAATAGAATTGCTTTATGGGATTTTTGAAATTGATTAGAAATTTTTTGGAGAACTTGACGGAAGAACCAAGTGCTTCTATAGTGGAGGAACCTACTTCCGAAAAGATTATTATGGAAACACAGATTGAACCTGTGGTGCAGATTCGTGACTGGGCAATTGAAAAGATTGAAACTCTTACTCAACATGGAAATGCTGTTGACCAACTGAATGCTCTTGCAATCATTGATGAGTTTCATGAGTGGATAAACATTCCAGATGGAACTGAGGAACTCGATTACCTTTGCCTAGAAGAAGAGGGGTGGGGAGACCAAGAAGTGGATATCAGATAATAGACTTGACAATCAAATCCTGAACTGGTATGATTGTTTTGTTGGTTCGGAAGTCCTCTAACACTTCTGGTAATATACATAAGGCACCGTCTTATGCATTCCCAACTTATATGGGCAAGTAGCATAATGGATAATGCATCAACCTTCTAAGTTGCCGATTGTAGGTTCGAGTCCTACCTTGCCTGTTGGAGTTTATCTCCATATATAAAAGTGATAGAGGGTAAGTCACTGTTATATCCTTATGAGATATATCACACTTACTCCATCAAATGCGAGTGTGGTGTAGCGGTAACATGCGAGCCTTCCAAGCTCTTGTCACGGGTTCGATCCCCGTCACTCGCTCTGAACCTTCGGGTTCTTTATACACACAAACACACAGGATTATGACTATGACACCTTACGAACTTCGATTTGAAATCTTTAAACAAGCATACAATATGCTGAATGACCAGTATAGTATTGAAGTGGATACTGCTCGTTATTGGAATGCAAATTCTGCAAATATTGTGAAAATGGATTATCCAGAGTTTCCAACTCTACAGGATGTTCTTAAGCAAGCAGAGACGATTAATGATTTTGTAAGTTCTAAGTAGTAGAACATTCCACTCGACCGAGCAAGCGAACGGGCCCGACTGTTAATCGGAGATTGCTAGGGGCAGTACCTAGGAGTGGAGTTCTAACACATTTCTAGTATAAATAATATAAGAAATGTGTTAGTATTATGGAAAAGGATTATCTATCTCAATTAGTTTCTGACGGAAAAAGTATTCGACAAATTTCTAAACTTGTCAACAAAAGTTCTGGTTCTGTAAGACACTGGTTGAGAAAGTATAATCTTACAACCTATAAACCACCAAAATATGTAGATAATTGTAAGTTCTGCAGTGTAAAACTCACTGAAGAAAATACTTATGATTCTAAAAAACGATGGTCATGTAAGTCTTGCGCCAATAAGTATAGGAATGAAAGATTTGTTTTAACTAAACATAAAATGGTTGAATATAAGGGTGGAAAATGTATTTGCTGTGGTTTTGATAAACACTATTCTGCATTAGATTTTCACCATTTAGACCCAACAATAAAAGAGTTTAATTTAACTCGCAATAGTATTGGGTGGGATAAACTTAAATTAGAACTTGACAAATGCGTTCTTTTATGTTCTAATTGTCATAGAATGGTTCATGCAGGTGTGATAAACTTGCCCGATGACTCAGCTAGTGAAGAGACCTGCCTTACAAGCAGGCATTGACAGGGGCGGAACCTGTATCGGGCATATTACATAAATATTTCAAAAAGATAATGAACGAGTTATACCAATCATTACATAAAACACAAACAAGTCTTTTTTGCTTAATGCAGAAGACATGGGTGTATCATTGGAATGTAGTTGGTTCTGATTTTTTTGAACTCCATGAAGCATTTGGTGAACAATACACTACAATGCAAGGTGAGCTAGATAGATTAACTGAGCACATGAGATATCTTCGCATGAAGGCTATTTCATCAATCAGTACAGTTATTGAGACATCTGAAATTCCAGAGGCATCATTAAGTCCAACTGATAGGTCTATGGTATCTCAGTTACTTTCTGATAATAAAAAAATAATTGAACTTCTTACAACAGTAGTAGAAGAATCGGAAAAAACAAAGCAATATACTACGTCAAATATTGCTCAAGATTTAATTGAAACTCATGGTAAATTTGT